ACTATTTCTCTGTTTTCTGCTGATTTTCTATCTATCTTATAAATTTCCTGTGGAAACTCTGCTGTAGGATCTGGTGTTCCTAATGGATTGCTGCCTCCAGGAAAGTTAGCAGCATCAAGGTAACGTGCCAAAGTTCTAATTCTTGTAACTGTAGCACCTGTAAGGTCATTACCTGTAGTAGTAGCATTAACAGTTGCTAATATTGCAGAAATTGTCCCTATTGCATTACTAACAGTAAGGGTTGGGCGAGGTAGTTGTCCATTTTGGTATGCAAAGCCTTCAGCTTTTATTGGCATCTTTGTATATGTATTACCAGCCCAGATTATATCTGCGTTTGAATTTAAATTTGTACCAGCGTGAAATCTATAAGTTGTATTAGATCCATGTAATGCTGTTGTGGTTACAAGTGTAAATAATTCAATTATTGCTGAAGGATTGATCTTTTGTAGATCAGTAATAATCGGAGCAGTACTCATGGTTCAAATACTTCTCTAAATGTTGCCTGTATTGTAGCTCTATTATTGTATGGTATAGATTTATTCCATGCCTCACAAACAAATTTTTGTGCAGTAGTTTCTCCAGGAGCAGTAAAATCAAAGCTATCACTATCATTTGCACGAGCATCAAGGAAGATTTCTATTTCATCTGCTTCCAATTCAGAGACATTAAAAGTAAAGTTATAAACTTTTGGATTCTGATGTTCTGCTAATCCAAATAATATTCTATGCTCAAAACCATCAGCAAAACGAATCGTTCTAGTATTTGGTGCGGATCTTTTTTGTTGTCCGTAAGTAGGTTTTATTGAAGGAAACGTAGCCATTATGCAAGCAAACCTCCAGGTCTTTTTTGCTGTACTAATTCTGATTGTATAGCAACTGATATAATACGACCAAGTTCTCTACCTTGTTCTTCATCTCCTTCAACAGAAGAACCAGAAGCATCTACATTTACTACTATATTTGTTGTACCACCAAGAGCATGATTTGGAATTATAGTACCTGCACTATTAGGAACAAAAAGTTCTGGACCTCTTTCTCCAACGATTGAAGGTCTGCCAACAGGAGGTCTACCACCATTAGCAAAATTAGCCATTGTAACTTCACCTGGTGCTGCTGCTGTAAACATTGATAAAGAATCTTGTGTACTCATTGGACTAAAATTAAATAAATTTAAAAAACTTTTTGATATTTGGGCAGCTATCATCTGTGCAGCCATGTCAAGGAATGCATCTGCAATTCTATTAAACATATTTCTAAACGCATCAGTAACAGACATAGTACCTTTAACTATTCCCTTAAAGGATTCTTCAAATGATGAACCTAATGCTCTGCTTAAAGTTACTACAGTTTGACCAGCACTATTTAACTCAATTAATTTTTTATCAAGAACTTCTATTTCATTATTAACAACAGTTAATGAATCAGCTAAAGCAGTGGTTTCTGCAATAATTTTTTTGAATGTTTCTATTTGTTCTGGACTCGCATCTTCTCCTGTAAGTTGTTTAAATTCTTTTATTTTTTGATTTAATAATTCTGTATTTCTTATCCTTTGACGATCTAAGAAACCTTTTGTACGATTTATTTCTATATTTTTTTTCTCTTCTTTATTTAATATTTCCATTGCAAGACTAGCACTCATCATTGAATTACTAAGTTCTAATAAATCTCTTGCATCTGCTTTTACATCTTGCACATTGTCAACTCCAAAAGCTTTTGCCATTTTTAACTGATCTATAGGTCTACCTTCTAATAGTTCAAAATTACTTAAAAAATTTGCTATATCTTCTGGCCTCATACCTGTTCTTGTTCCAACAGGACTGTAATCTAACTGACTAAATCCTTTATTTTTAATTACAGCTTGTAAACTTCTACCCTCTGAACCTGGCAATATTGCAGATAAAAGTCTTGTAATACCTAATCTTTCATTAAGATCTGCTATTACACCTAGGAACTGCGTACCTAATTTTGCAATTTTAGATGATATCTCTGTAGTATCATCTCCAAATTGTTTAAGATTTTTAAATGTATCTCCACCTAGTAATATTGTTGTTTGCCTTACTGCCTCATCAAAAGCAGCTTGTTTGCCTCTAGCTTTTTCTAATAACTGAATATTTCTACCAATAATTGTATTACTTTCACCTAAAGTCTCAACAATCTTAGTTGTATCTTGACTAAATTTTCCAAATGCTTGACCTAATTCACTTACTTTTCCAATAGTTGTGTCAATTAAAGATCCAACTTGTGTACCAACTAGAGATAAGGCAAAACCAAACTGACCACCAAGTAATCCACCACCTGCACCACCTAAAAGACCACCTAAAGCTGCTCCTCCACCTTGTCCAAATAATAGAGGAAAAGCTCCACCAATTAATGCACTTGATCCAACTTGATCTCTTACTCTCTGATCTCCTCTTCTAAATCTTTTTATTCTGCCTCCTAAAGTGTTTCGCAATCTATCCCTTTCTTCTAATCTTAATCTTCTTTCTCTTCTTCTAGTACCTTTATCTGCTTGAGGTTCTCTTAATAAATCACGTTGTTTTTTCAACTCCAAATTCATTTCTTTTATTCTTGCAGTAACTTCTTTAAAATCTTTTTCTGTAAAATCTAAATCCTTTCTTACCATCGTCAAAGTATCTAAATATCTTTCAATAGCATTAACAGTATTAGCAGGAGTGAAGTTTAATAATGTACCCAAGTTTGTATTACTAAAACCAGCAACTCCAGGAACATTCCCAGAACTCATTGCACCAAAAGTAGATGCTGTTATCTTTGCACTCTCATTAAATCTTTGCAGAGACTTTACCTGTGCAGAAAAATTAAATTTAGTAAAACCTCTAGTAAATAATTCAAATTTTTCACTTGTAATACCAGTAGAAGCAGCAACATCTTTCATCCTTGTTGCTAATTCTCTTGTAGATGTAATACCTTTTCTATTTGCTCCATCGAAATTTAAAGCACCTCTGGTATATTCTTCAAATGCTTCGGCAGCTTTTTTTGTTGCTGTTCTTAATTCTTTTGCTTTTGCGATTGCATCTTTTGAAAAAGGACCACCAGATCCTGGACCTTTTCCAGTTTTCTTTTCTAATTCAGTTAATTTTTTTGTTAAAGATGCAACTGCACGATCAGCAGAAGTTAAATTCTTTTGTAATTTTTTTAATTGTTCGTCTTTAGTCCTGACATTAATATTAATTCCGTACTCTGCTGCCATTTACTCGACCCAATAAATTACTTCTATATTACCGCCTTCTGGGTTTCATGGCTTGTTTTTTTTGTACTTGTTCTTTATATTTCTCTTCTTCCTCATGTTTTAACTCGAAAAAACCTGCCCAACCAATCAATTCTTCTCTTGTTAAATTTTCAGTAAGTTGTTTTATTGTCATTCCTAACTCTTTAGCTAAAAAGAACATAAAATACCAATCTTTATTAGCTTTTTAATGCTGCTTTCGCTTCCTCCACTTTCAGTTCATCACCAGATGTCATCATCGCAACTTGTATTTCTTGCAAAATAGTTGAGTTTACTTCTCTTCTTAATGATGCTTTATGACCATCTTGAAATAGTCTTTTGCCATCTTCATCTAATGCTTTTTCAATCATAAGATTCAAAGCGAACTCATTGCCGTCATCACCTTTTGATTTTGCAAGTATAGATTCTCTTTCTGCAATAGTTAATGGATGCCAATAAATTTCTAATACTGTTTCTTCTCCATCTTTTACTTCATATTTATATTTTTGGCTAACACCAAACTTGTTTCTGAGGAGTTCAATCGCTTCCATAGTATTCTAATATAATATTTATATTATACTTATATTAGGCATTTGCTGTAAATTG